CACATTTTTTGGCGACGCCGCACTCTTTGGCGTGCTGGAGGCTGACACCGTCACGTTTGGCGCATCGTTCACGGTCCCATCGTTGACGACAGCAGAGCGCGATGCGCTCACAGCGGCCAATGGGATGCTGGTCTACAACAGCACCGACAACAAGTTTCAGGGGTACGAAAACGGCGCATGGGTTGATATGAGAGCCGCCGTTTTAGGATGACAAACATTGAAGTCCTACAGATTGCTTTACGCAGGGTAGGTCTAAACACCTCTAGCTCGACGTTCAAGGATTCTGCCCGTGACTACCTCAACATGGTGGGCAAGGACATCCAGAGCCGAGAGCAGTGGAACTGGCTGTTTACGTCGTCCACGTTCACCACGGTGGCCGACACACAGACCTACTCGCTCGCATCGGACGTACTGACGCCGTTATCGTTTCGCAACGTAACGGAGAACCATGTCATCATCGTCAAGTCTACCCAAGACCTGGATGCTGCTGACCCAGATGCTAGCATAGATGGCGATCCGCGCTGGGTGGCCGTCAATGGGATTGATGGCAGTGGAGCTATTCAAGTGTCGTTGTATCCAACCCCGGACAGCGCCGACACCATAGCCTACCGCTACTACCGCCAGATCCCAGAGTTCACTGAGGCTGAAGACAACAACAGCCTCGACCAATATTACCCACAGGTTATACAGCCTGCCCTTGTATACGGCATCACATCGCTCTACAAGCAAGAGAAGGGCGATGATCAAGGATCGCTGCTAGATCGCAACGAGATGGAGCGGATTGTCAGCGTAGCGTCGCGTCAGAATGCGGCGGTGCAGGGCAACCGTAAGTATCGTATGCGGCGCAGTGACGACCAGGTCGCCGGCCAGTTTAGCTACTATCCGACGGAAGGGTCATTGTCCTAATGCCGATAGCCGCTCAATCGCTGCGCTATGGCCCTTGGCGAGAGGGGGTCAACTATAGCCTACCCGCCGAAGACATTGGACCGGCGGGGCTATATGACATGGCCAACTGCACTATTGGCTTGGCCGGCGAGGTATCCAAGCGCAAGGGGTTTGAGAAGTACAATAGCGTAGCCATGAACAGCGGCGCTACGGTTACGGGCTTAGGGCAAGTTACGCTACAAGGGACAGAGAAGACCTTCGCCTTTTGCGGTGACAAGTTCTTTGACGTGACAGGTGGCACAGCTACGGATCGCACGGGCGCAACAACGATCACAGCAGGTAACGACTACACTTGGCAATGGGTGCTGGCTGGCGACACACTGGTGGCCGTCAATGGACAAGACACCGACGCGATTAAGTGGACAGGGGCTACCAGCAACGCAGCGGCTCTGGACGACAATGCGCGGTTTAGCCAGCCCAAGCACGTTGCTTTCTGGGAAAATCGCCTATGGGTCGCCAACACAAGCGGAACGACTGATCGCGTATGGCGCTCTGATCCGGGCGACATTGAGACTTGGGGTGCGCTCAACTATTACAGCGTCGGCTATGATGTAACGGGCATACAGCCGTTTCAAAACACGTTGGCGGTGCATACCGAATATGGTATACACACGCTGACAGCTACGGGCAACTCAACGATACCGTTCCAGCAGCAGCAGCGCACGCAGCGCGGCACGGTAGCAGGGCGCACGATAGTCACGATCCCAGGTGAGCGTCAGATCTTTCTGCGTGACGATGGGATCTATCAATGGACGGGTGGCCCTGCCGTAGAAAAGATCTCGTTCGCATTGGATGACCGTTACTGGTCGGAGTTAAATACGGCGCGTTTGAAATATGCGTTTGCTCTGTATTACCCAGCTGAGGAGCAGATCTGGTTCTTTCTGCCGTATGGCGCATCGCAGACCACGATGAACAGTGTGGTCATCTACAGCAACCGCCTCAACTGCTGGTTTGGTCCCTACAACAATTTCACGCGCAACGCTGCCGCTATTGTAGACGAGGTTCCTCACGCAGGTGACTTTGCCGGTTTTGTGATGAAGCATGAGACGGGCAATAACGACGATGGGGCAGCGATACAAGGCTTTTTTGAAACTGCAAATATTGCACCGTTGGGTGACGCTGTGCAGTGCAGGTGGCTGTATAACCGGACCTTGTTTGACAATACGGGCGACTTCGACCTCAGCATCACGCAGAAGGCCGCTAGCATCGTTTCTAACGTCGAAACGATCACGATGGGCAACCTGGGCGCAACGCTGGATGTGACGTTTACGCTAGGCACGTCCGTGCTTCAGAGCGATGTGAGCGCACTGACGACCGATAGCGACCTGTTTGGATACGATCCGCGCACGATGCTGCGCTTCAGCAATTTCAACAATGACGAGACGTTTACCATTCGCCGGACAAATCTGCAATACAAGCCGATTGGGTTGACGCGCAAACGCACAACGGGAATTGAGTGATGAATTTTGTAACCAGTAGCTTTAGGTCAAACAATCCAACTGCAACTACGCAGAAAAGATTCTACAATCCTTACGCCGATGCAGCAGCAGCCCAAAGTCAGCCCCAGACGTATGCTCCGGTCCCTTCTTATGTAAACCCGTATGCTCAAGCGGCATCAGCTCAAGATCCGCTAACAGCAGCCATTTCAGGCGGATCAAATGCGTCGTATGGGGCTACGCCAGGAGCAGCGAGTTCGCTTGGCCGAAATCAAGCCCCAGCACCAACGTCTTCCTATAGCAATCCCTATGCTCAGGCGGCGGCAACGCAAAGCGCTCCACCTCCGCCTCCGCCTCCACCTCCGGCCCCAACCGTAGCGCCGACTCCATATATGCCATCCTACGCACGGGCGGCAATGGTGCAGTCGCCTCAAGAAGCACAACAAGCCCTATTTGGCGCTCCATCCAGCCCAACAATAGCCCCCCCACTTGAGGGACCAGCCCCAAGGCTTAGAGTAACTGCGGCCAGTGTCGGCGATGAAAGTGTTGTTACGGGTGGCCGGCAGGGGTTTGGCACAGATCTGACGCTAGGCGGGATGGGTGACACCAGCTATAACACTGGCTTCCCGTCTTCTGGCGGCGGTGCTGGTGGCGGGTCTAGCTCAACGGTTGACTTTGAATCTTTGCCTAACATACGGGACGTTGGTCGCCCTAGTGCCGGCGCTGGATTAGCGATTGATACACGCTATAGGGAGCCAGATAGCGGGTATGCTATGGGCGAGAGCACCCAGCAGACGAGGACAGCTGCACCATCTATATACAACGACCCTTATGCCGAATATGCTGCCGGCATCAGCGGACAGATCCGAGACGAAAACTCGTATAATGCACCCAGGCCTTCAGCACCTGCGTCCACCTTGACGTATGCTGATATGATTGCAGACCTAAACGCCAGAAATGCCGCAACGGGCCGAGGGGCAACTAATCGCTACGGCACTATGGCTGAAGAGGCCCAGGCTTCTAGGACGATGGCCGAACGGCTTGCTGCTATGGGGTATCGTCCGGGAGAGCTTCGTGGGGCAGTGAGCGTTGACAATGTAGAGCAAGCGCTCAATGCGGCACGCGAAGCAGATGCGTTCGCTCAATTAAATCAAGGAGTGACCTCCACAAGGAGTCCGTATGCAACGCCCAATCAGGCATACAACTCATATGGAGCGGCTGCATCCGCGCAGCAAGGGTTGGTTCGCCCAGAAAGCTCGTATGGCCAGCAATACCAACAGCTCTCAGATGCTGACTACTTCGATTATCTACGAAGAAACAACTTGCCGATACCGGCCAGACTACAGCAATACCAATATGAGTATGGCATAACACCTGGGCGCTCTTCAAGCCCCGACCCGATCTCAGATCCGACACTTGATGCAGGTGCGCGTCGGGCTGGGTATGGCTGGAGTGACCCAGTGCAAAAAGCGTATGAAGATATGCTTGCTGCGCGTCGCTACGACCTCAATGCGGGGTCGGATATGGCTGCTGCTCAGAGCCGCAGTGTATACAGCCCCAGCGCGGGTGCGGATATGGCCGCAGCCCAAGGATTTCGCAGCGGTCTTACCGAAGATACGTCATTCGACGATTTCTTCCGAGCCGCAGATGAAGCAAATGGCGTTGATAGCACATCGGGTGGAGGCCTGCTTAGTAGGTTGACAAGTATGGCAGAGCAAGCCCGGCTTTTGTCCGCAGGGTCGGATATGGCCAATGCTCAAGGCGGCACATCGGGTGGAGGGTTGCTTGATATGCTGACGAGGGCAGCAGAGAAAGCCAGGGAAGCAGCGGCAGGTGGCACAAGTGGCACAGGTGGCACGGGTGACGCAGGAGGCACAGGAGGCACAGGAGGTGGTGACGTGGCCTTTGATCCGTCTAGCATTTACACGCAAGCACAACTATTGAACACGGCAGGTAGCTTACTGGGCAATCGCTCCAATGATTTTGGAGGAGGCGCTCCCGGATCGGCTCCAGCGTCCGCTCAACTATCCAATCTTAGCGGTCTTTCGGGGCAATACAACATCAATTCGCAGGGCTATGCCAACCCATATGAAAGCATTGCGTCATCCAGCGCACTGTCTACATCAGCTGCCGGCGCAGATGGCAATTCGGGCATTACCGTTGGCTCTCGCCCCACTGATACGCTGACTACAGCGCTTACCCAAGCATATCGAGATAGGATTGGCGCAGATGATCCGATCCTTGCATCGCAGATAGCTGATCAGCAACAGCGTCAGCAAGACGAAGAAAACAGTTTGATCGAACAGCTCTCGCGCTACGGAGTGTTGCGCGGTGGCGGTGATACGGCAGCGGTCTTATCGCGCCTATCAGAGGGCAATGAGCGCAATCGACTAGCGCTGGAAGCGGCGTCTGCACAACGTCGCCAGCAAGACCTGAGAGACGCTTCGGCCTACGACCAAGCGATCAATCAGATGGACATCTCTCAGCGTGGCCAAGCGCTACAAGAGCAGCTAGGCAATCAGAGTGCGCTAAATCAGATCTTGTCACGCGATGTGCAGCGAGCGGGTTTAACGGGCCAGTTTGATGGCCAAGATACATTAGCGGCACAGCAACTTTCGCAGCAAATGAGTTTAGCTGACAGAGGCCAAGCCTTACAAGAGCGTTTGGGAGGACAGTCGATCCTTGGTAGCCAGTTGAGCAGAGATCTGGCAATGGCCGGTGACCAGCGTGCTCAACAAGCGGCTGAGTCAGCATTGTTTGGCCAAGTAGCAACGGGAGCAAGCTCTCCGCTGACAACGCTTGAAGGACAACGAGCATTGAGCGACCTCGACACAGCCGGGCTAGCTCGCGAGGCCACGACAGCTGGACTAACAGGCACATTTAGAGGCACTGACACGGCCGCCGAAAGAGCGCTCCAAAGCCAACTAAACACGCAGGATCTTCAGCGCCGACTTAATGAGTCCACGGTAACCGGCAGCTATGGCGGCGATTCAACAATACAGGCACAGACGCTAGAGAATGAGCTGCAAAACCAAGCACTCAACCGCGCACTGAGCAGAGCCGGCGCTACGGGCCTCTTCCGAGAAGAAGGTGACACTAGCGCTGGCGCTGAGACGCTGGAAAGTCGCCTACGCACAGCTGGCTTGACAGGCGAGCTTGGTGGAGACTTGACACTAGGGGGTAGGCAGTCTGAACTAGATTTAATTGGCGCAATTATCGCAGCAAGAGATCCTAGTCTCAAAGGTAGGGCAGATGATCTGGCTACGAATCTGGAAGCAATTAGTCGTTTCCCATTAGGACAGAAATCTGATCCAATAGATGATCCAATAACTGAAACGCTTAGGCGATTTCTTGGCGATGACGCAGCCAGGATAGTGGACTTTTTTGGCGCAGCTACTCCCGTAGGGGTCAGCGGCCAAGAGGGTGATATAAATACAGCATGGAAGCAGTTTTACGATTCGGGCCAAATCCTTCCGGGCAATTACACAATAAAAGGTGGCATAGCCAGAGATCTTAGTGGTAACGTCGTCGCCAGATTTAACTCAGACACTGGCGTTTGGGAAAGAGCTTAATTCGCTTGGCTATTACGCCGCAAAAATAAAGAGAGGGTTAAATATGCCATTTCAGCTAGCACCATTCTTAGCATCAGCTGGCCTGAGCATCGGCCAAGGCATCATGGCAAACCGTGCGGCCAAGCGCGAGCAAGAGCGCATGGAACAGGAAGCGGCACAGGCCAAGCTCATCAACAGTTTTGGTGGCAATGCCCAGCCTGCGCCCAGTGGCCCCCAAGCGCCCAGCATGGCGCAACAGGTCATGTCAGACCCGTTGACCCAACAGCTACTCGCCGGCCTCATAGGAAAGGGTTTGAGCGGTTTTGGTGGACAGCAGTCCGGCACTGGGCAAATGCCGGGGTCGTATGATCCAAAGAATCCGATTCAGCCGTTCAATTTCTGATAGGTAGATACGATGAATATGTTCAGCACGGGCAACCGCGAACAAGACGAGTTATTGAGGCTATTGCGCGAAGGATTGATAACGCCGGAGCAAGCACGAGACGTAGGCCAAGATTATGGCTCGCTATCAATAGCCGACTTTGCAAATTTAGGCGCTTTTGCGCCCGAAACGCAGCGCAGAAGCGGGCGTGCGGCTGTCCGTGATGCTGAGTTGGGGCAGAGGGCCAATGCAACTCCAATAGAGGATGCGATAGTAAGAGGCACAACCAGAGGTGGGCGTGCAATAGGTTCAAAGCCGGGTCTTTTAGATGTTGGCATGACGCAAAAGCAGGGGCGCGTAGGCCGGGGCCGCAATGAGGATCTCGTATATGGCAGCAAGCAGAATGCTGAGTCAAGACCATCCAGTTTACCAGCATTTATGCAGCAGGGCCGGGATGTGGACATCATAGGTATGGACGAGGAGGCTCGCACTGCGGACAAGGTGCGAGGTTTGCCAACGCTAAGAAGAGATATTGCCGATCCGAACATGGCCGACGATACAATTACGGCGAGCTACGATCAAGGCGAAATAGACCTTGAAGGTATGGCACCTTCGCAGCAAACACTGCTACAGCGCATCGGTAACGCGCTCAAAGACAACCCCGAACTAGCCGCATCGGGCGCACAGCTACTTGGCGGCTTGCTTTCTAATGTAGCCCAGAACCGCGCACAGCGTAGAGCAGATCGCACCAACCGGGAGCGCACAGGGCGAGCCAACCTTATCTCCGCGCTGACGGGCGGCAGAGTGCGTCCAGATGTCGAACGGGCGCAAGCAGACACAGGTGGCTTTATGTCGCTGGATACGCTTGGCAAGGCGCTACAGGGCGGTGGAGCAGCATACAAAGGCGAACTGGCACGACAGGTCGAAGAGGCTGAACGTGAGCGTAGGGCTGGCTTGGATGAGAGAGCGGCAAGGCTATCTGAAAGGCAAGCAGAATCGTTAGACAACTATCGACAGGCTACGCTGAAGGCGAGGGCTGAAGAGTTTGAGGCTCAACAGCAGTCGATTGAGCAAGCTGCACAGCGTGAAATCAAAAAACAAGGAGAAGAGCAGTTACGGCAACTCCGTGCCAACGTAAAAGAGATTGATGATGCGATTGGCCTACGCAAGACGGGCGGCTATTTGGACTCTGCTCAAGGCTCTAAGAAGCTATATGGCGATATGCGGGTGCTGTTCCAGCAGTTTGAAGAAGACCCGAATCCAGCCAACATAAACGGCATCATACAGGTCTATCAGCGAATGTTTGACCCAGCAACAGTGCGCGAGGGTGATGTTGCGCTGTTGCGAGAGGCAGAAGGTAGCATAAAGCAAGCCGTAGCGGTCGCTGAAAGGATAATTGGGCAGGGTGGTACAATATCAAGTTTTACGATAGAGCAAATGAAGAAGGCCGCAGATGACGTTCATGCCCTTCAGCAGAAGAAAGCACAAGAGGATGTTCGCGCTTATGTAGGCCGTCTATTCAACTCGTCTGAGCAAGCGGTGCTGATGGACTATTACGATGACATACTATCATTGCAAGAGCTGCCTGGTTCAAACTTAGATGATTTAAGGGCAGACATCGCTGAAGATTTAGACAACTTGTGAGCGGCAAATAATGGCATACAGATTCCAAACATACACAGAGTTGGGTGACTTCCTAAAAGAGGTCAAGCCTTCCTTGTCTGATCGCAGCAGCGAGTCGCTAGGTTTGCGGTTTGCGGAGCGGTATGGCGACAAATACCGTGTGCGCGTAGACGAGGAAGAGGATCGAGCTACGTTTGCCTACGACCCAGAGGAGGGCTTCAACATCCTCAAGACGCTGGGTAACCTGCCATCCAGCGCAGGGGCCATTGCAGAGGATGTAGCAACTGCGGTGATGAACCCAATAGACACCGCAGAGGCGCTAGGTCGAGGCGTAGCAGGTGCGGCTGAGTTGGCTCTTGGCACGGACTACAGCCCAGAGAACAAGCGCGTAGCGGAGCAGTTAGGCCAGGGGCTTGCTGCTTCAGCTGGGTTCGATAAGGTTGGCGATGAATACCAGTTCACGGGGCGTGGCATACAAGAGCGGCCATTGGACATCTTGGGTATGCTGGCCGGTGGCGCATCCGTAGGCGCTAAAGGCGCTGCATTGGGCGCTAAGGCGGTTGGACGCGCTGCTACAGCAGTAGGGGCTGCTAACACCGCAAGTCGTGCAGGGCGCATTGCCGGGGCCGCAGAGCGCGTTGGCGCAACGGCACAGGCACTTGATCCAGCCGTAGCATTGCCCAGGGCGGCAGTAGGCGCTACGAAAGGCGCTGTAAAAGGGACAGGTAGAGCCGTAGCCAAAGGCACAAAATATGTAGGCAACCGCTTTATTGCCGAGCCACTACGCGCACGTTTCGAGGGAAGCAAAGCAAAGGCTGCCTTGGATGACATTACGAGTGCTATTGGCGGCGCAGAGGAATTTGCGCCAAACCTTATGGATCGGTTGCAGGGTGCTGTGCGGTCTGTTGGACAGACGATTGGAAGTAAAAAAGATTCAGCGTTAGAGATGCTAGAACGCGCCGAGAAAGGTGTTACAGAAAAGTTAGATAAAGCCAGCATGGGAACAACTGGCCCTGTCAAAGCAGCAGGTGTACTAGAGTCGTTGCTTACGTCTTGGATGGGCTTTACCACCGGATTAGGTCAGCGCGTAATACAGAACATTATTGACTTCAGCCGATTGGAGGATCAGACGCAGCGTAAAGCTATGCTGGAAGCGGCAAGCGGAAAGTTTGAAGGCAATAAGAAGTACGGGTCAGTTGGTGAGGCTATTGTAGACGAGCTGGCTGTAGCGCTTGATGGATGGAGTAAGGCCAAAAAGGAAGCGACAAGAAAAACAAGATCCGCACTGAAGATGGACGATGTTAGAGTCAACACAGACGACCTAAAACGCGCTGTGATAAATGACGACGACTTCAATAATAGTTTTGGCATACGAAACATTGTCCAGAGAAAAACACAAGAATCAACCGTTGAACCCGGCACTGTTGTAGGCCAGAGCGCTCCTATGAGCGGGCGCACGGATATTGGAAGGGAAGGTCGAGGCCCAGCAGATCAGATCTATGCTGAAAATTTGCTCTTTGATATGCAAGGTCGGCCAGCCGGACAGGTGCCAACCTTCAGCGTAGAAGATTTGCGAAATGTTGATATTGATCTCAGCAATTCCGACATCCTCAACCTGGGAGAAAATGTCAGCGCGGTAAGCCAAGCGTTTGATCGCGTATTCAAGCTACCGCAAAATGCTACGGTCTTTGAGTTGGACAGAGTTAAAAGAGCCATAGCAAACGCACAAAAAGCATCGGACGGCAGTGCCTATGCTGCGCTTACAAAGCTACGCAAGATGGTTGCTGATAGGATTGAAGAGCGTTACCGCGACCCAGAGGTATTGGCTCAATTAGGCATCCCAGAAACCAGCCCAGGACGGGCAAATCCGTATGTAGAGGCAATGGCTCAGTATGAACAATACGAGCAGACGATGGACAGCATTGCTAAGACGCTCAAGGTGGCTGATCCGCAGAAGAAATTTGCAGGGACACCGCTTGAGGTAGTGCGGCAATCTGGCAACCCGCAAGAAGTGCTGAAGGCTGTTCTCAATATGTTTGGCGAGAATGAAAAAGAGCTTGGGATGCAGAACTTGTTGCGATTAGCAGATGAGACAGGCAACAATCTGCTGCTGCCTCGTATCGTAGGCTACGCCATGAGTCCGGTGTTTGGTGAGGGTCTTGTTGTGCGGTCAGAGATCAGCCAATTAGGTCGCGCTGCGCTGGGCTTCAACCTCATCGGTGGCCTACTGACCCCTGTGGCATTGGCACAGTTTAGCCCGAAGTTTGGCGGCATGGCATTGAGCTACCTGTATTCACCAGAGGGGCAGCAGTTGATAAGGTCTATTCCAGGCCGAGCAGGGCAAGCATTGGGTCGAGCAGGGCAAATAGTAGGCGCACAGGCTGGTCAGCTGGGAGAGCGCTTAAGCACACGATTCAAGGGCTTTCGCAAGGTAGCGAGTGAATATACAGGCAAGCCGGAGGGCAAGATCACGCCAGCCGACGAACAGCGCACATTAACGGCTCT